CGAACAACCCGTCAAACCCAAACGCCGGAGGAAGGCAACCAATGACGATCCAAAATCTGGGGACTAAAACAGAAGTCCTCAACTTATTGCCAAGTGATGTGGTTACGGCCACAGGTGTTGGCTCTGCTGTTGATCTGCTCGATTACGAGGGCGACATTGCTGTCTCTCTTGACGCCGAAGCTGGTGGCGCTTCCGTCACCTATGCAGTCAAATTGACTGAGTGCGACACGGCCAGTGGCACTTACACCGACGTAAGCGGTGGTGCATTTACAACCACTGCTGCCAACACTGCTAAAACGCAAAAAATTAGTGTCAACACTAATTCAATTGAGCGTTTTATTAAAGTCAGTGTTACTGTCGCAGGCGGCACAGGCGCTGGCGCTATTAGCGTTATTGCAGTTGGCTCTAAGAAGTACGGCTGATCATGGCTCTTGAAGATACCTTCGCTTTTCTAAATACAGAGGAGTTTGGAACGACCTGCCAAATTGGTGGGGGTTCTAATTTTGTGGGTATCTTGGATTCGCCTATGGATGTGATCGCGGGTGGTGTGGCTTTAAGTCGAGAGTATTTGCTAATGGCAAAGACTTCAGATGTAAGTTCTGCTGCTCGCGGCGCTTCTATTACTGTTGCATCTGAGGCATACACCGTCAGGGAAAATCGCCCTGTCGATGATGGCCTCTTTTCTGAGCTTTTGTTGAGTAAGGACTAATGGCCGACACAAGGCGTGAATTGATTCTTGCTCGAATTAAAACGAATCTTGATTCTGCCACTGGCGTAACGGTTTACCGAAGCAGGGTTGAACCGTTAGCGCGTGGCGAAGTGCCTGCAATTATTGTCGAGCCGGTAGCGGACCAACCGTCCGAGCAGTTTAGTAATAAATTGCAATGGACCTTGCGCGTCAGAATAACGGTGTTGGTCCGTTCCGGGGTTCCTGACGATGCGTCGGATACTTACTCCCAACAAGTTCATAGCCTGATAATGGCTGACAGCACTGTCAACGGCTACGCTTTAGACATTGATCCTGATCGAGTTGATTTTAGCTTGTACGAGGCTGATGTCCCGTTGGGGGTTGTTAGTATGGATTATCTGGTCAAATATCGGTCAAGCCGCGTTGACCTGACATCAGCGTAGGGTTGGCTTGCGGAAGCAGTTAACTTAAACTGATGCGATAAACATCGCCCTTTTTCTGAGGCCTTACACATGGCAAAACTAGCCCGAGTGAGGTCTATCCTCGCTAAAACCGAGTCAAGTTACGGATCTGACAGTACCCCAACAGGATCGGCAAACGCAATTCAAGTTTCAGCTGTTGAGATTAACCCTGCTGAGTCTGAAGTCCTTTCGCGTGATCTGATTCGTAGTTATTTGGGCAACAGTCCTCAGCTGATTGCAAACACTCGTGTCAGCGTTACGTTTACCGTTGAGTATTCAGGATCAGGCGCTGCCGGTACGGCTCCAAAATACGGTCCATTGCTAGAAGCTTGCGGGTTTGGCGAAACAATTGTTTCAAGCACTTCAGTAACTTACGCACCTATTTCAACAACGCCTGAATCGGTCACGATTTACGTTGACAGTGACGGGATTCGGCACAAGGTAACTGGTGCGCGTGGGACGTTTTCCCTCAGCCTTAACGCTAATCAAATTCCGGTTTACAACTTTACAATGACCGGGCAGTACGTTGCCCCAACAGATACAGCGTCACCGACCTTAACGTTTAGTGATCAGGCAGACCCTGAGATATTCAACGACACAAACACCACTGCCTTTACGTTGTTTTCAGCAACTAACTTGGCATTGCAATCTGCCGAAATTGATATTGGTAATGATGTTGTTTACCGAGAGCTGGTCAACTCAAACAAAGATGTGCTGATTACTGATCGTGCAGCGACGGCTAACTTTGTAATTGAAGCACCAGCTTTGTCTGTTAAAGATTTCTTTGCTCTTTCTGTTGCAGGAACATCAGGCAATTTAAGTATTGTTCACGGTGCGACTGCAGGCAACATTATTACCTTAAGTTCTCCGTCGACTGGTTTGTCATTAGGCAACCCAACGTATTCGGAAGATCAAGGCATTGTTATGTTGAACATTCCTACTACTATGGTGCCAAGTTCAGCCGGTAACAACGAGCTGACACTCGCTTACACCTAACCTGCATGGCTTTTGTTCTCAAAAAAGTTTCTTCGTATAAGTGGCCTGTTGCCGTCGACATTCCTGTTGACGGCGGCAAGTTTAAAAAAGAAACTTTTACGGCAATCTTTAAAAAGATGAGTCGCTCAGCTTTTAACGATTTAATTGAGCAAGGCGATGACGCTTTAATTAATGAGATTGTTGAAGGTTGGGAGGGGATTAAAGACGAGGATGGAGACGAGGTCGTTTACAGCGAGGAAGCGCAAGCTGAGTTGTTTGACGACCCATATGTTTTGCGCGGTGTAATTTCTGCTTACACCGACAGCATTACGGGGTCACAAGCAAAAAACTAGAAGCCGCCGCTAAGCATTGGTGCGAAGGCGGCGGTGTCTTCGATGAAAGCGTTGATGACTTGATGGCTAAGGGTATGGACCCTGGCGAGATCAATGCATTCCGTAAGGCACGTAAGGCTGCGGATTTTGAAGTGTGGGAAGAAAACTGGGCTATTGTTGCAATGTTCTTAAGGTTGCAAACGCAGTGGAATGTCAGTATGGGCGGGGTCTCGGGTTTAAATTACTCGTCGCTGGACTACCTCTGTAGACTGTATGAAGTCAAGGATCCTGTTGCCCTTTTTGAAGGCGTACAGGTGATGGAACTAACCGCACTCGCCAGCTTGAACAAGAAGGACTCCTGATGGCCAAGGTTTCAACTGAATTAGAAATCCTTGTAGAAATTGCAGGTGATGCTGGCCTTGATAAATTAACGCGGACTTTAAACGGGCTAGGGCAACAGGCTAAAAGTGTTGCGGCTCCGTTTGATCAAATATCAAAAGAATTGAAAGACGTACAAAGAACGTCAAAAAATAGCATTGCCAATCTTCGGGGTTACAGAAACGCTTGGCGTGACATTACGCAGCAAGTTGAGATTGGCAGTGCTGCATTTAAAGAGGCCACGGCTGAGGCGGCAAGGCTTGATAAGCAGTTGCAAAAAGCAGAAGGCAGAAAAGCTCCAGGTGGAGGAGGGAGGCTTAGGGGCGCTGCTCAAATTGCAGGGACAGTTGCAGGTGCTGGGGTTTTTGGCGGTCCTGAAGGTGCGGCAGGTGCGTTACTTGGATCTTTTGGTGGCACAGGTGGTGCCATTGTCGGTGGTGCCATTGGTGCTCAAGTTGGCCAACTAAGACAAGCTTTAGGAGCAACGGCTGAATATGCAGCAAGCCTTAGCAAGCTTCAAATTGCTTTAAGAGGTGTTACGACAAGTGCAGTTGAGTATCAAGAATCTCTTGAATTTATTCAAAAAAGCACAAAAACTTTTGCGCTGCCTCAAGAAATAATTACAAGACAATTTACAAAATTGCAAGCGTCAGTTCAAGGCGCTGGTGGAAGCTTAAAAGACACTAAAATTGCTTTTAATGGAATTGTTGCAGCCGTTAGGGCCACTGGCGGTTCTTTGCAAGACATTGATTCTGCGTTAACAGCAACTTCTCAAGTCTTCTCTAAAGGTAAGGTATCAGCTGAAGAATTGAGACAACAAATCGGGGAAAGGCTTCCCGGTGCGTTTACTTTGTTTGCAGAATCAATTGGCAAGACACCTCAGGAACTAGATAAGTCTTTAGAAAAAGGCGAAGTTAGTTTACAAGACTTTTTAACATTTACAAAAGCAATTTTTGAGCGTTATGGGGAAAATGCTGCTGTTATTGCTACAGGGCCTGAAGCGGCAGGCGATAGATTGAAAGTTGCACTAGAACAATTAAGCCAAACAACCGGCCAACTTCTTGCGCCTATTGGCGCGTCTTTCCAAGATACATTTACACAAATTGCAAATTCAATTAGACTTGCTTCGCGATCTTTAATTGACTTTTTTAGCATTGGAGACGAAAACCGAAAAGACAAATTACTTGTTCTTTTAAACGCGAACAAAGAAGCTATTAATAAAACAAAAGAGGTTATTGCAGGTTTTGAAAAAGAAATAGAATTGTCTGGAGGCTTGGGGGGGACAAGATCGGGCTTAATTGAGTCGCAAAAGATTTTGCTTGCTGAACAGCAAGGGAAACAAAAGAAATTTGCTGCGGAATTAAATGAAATTATTGACAGGCTTGTAAGAGATCAAACGTTAATAGCACAACCAGAAGCAGGTGGCGGTTTGCCTGGTATTACTCTTGATACTAGCAGCGCCGAATCGTCAAAAGCAAAAGAGCGTATTGATGCATCGGAAACATTGCTTGGCTTAGCTCAAAAACTAAACGAGGCAAGAAGAAGCGGTAATCAGTTTGCAGTAATAAGTGCCAAGCTTGCATTTGATAGGCAAAAAATTGAAGAAGGCACTTTGCTGCCTCGCGAAAAAAACATTAGACTTTTAAATTTAGATGCTAAAGCCAATGAAGATATTCTTCGTTTGCTTAGCGGCAGATCGGTAAAAGTTGATGAGCTAAACGTTAAGTTGACAGAAACTCAAAAGCTATTTAAATCTATAAAAAACATTGCTGCCACTGGATTGGCTGATGCCATTGAAGGATTAATTGATGGCACAAAATCATTAAGTGAGTCCTTGTCTGGCGTGTTAAGGCAAATGGCTAGTTTGTTATTGAACTTTGGCACAAAATCTTTAATGGGTTCAATATTTCCTTCAGCAAATGGCAATGTGTATGCCAAAAGTAAAATTGTTCCTTTTGCCTCTGGTGGCGTTGTCAATAAGCCAACCATTTTTCCGATGGCTAATGGCATGGGATTAATGGGCGAGGCTGGCCCCGAAGCAATTATGCCTTTGCGCCGTGGAGCTAACGGCAAGCTTGGCGTTGAATCTTCTGGTGGTGGCGTTGGTAATGTAGTAGTTAATGTTAATGCGTCTGGATCTGAGGCTCAAGGCGATCAGCCAAATGCCAAAGCTCTTGGCTCTGCAATTGGCGCAGCTGTGCAGGCTGAGCTAATCAAGCAAAAACGTCCTGGAGGATTATTAAGCTAATGGCTAATTTCCCTGATATTGCTCCTGACTATGGGGCTTCAAAACAAGCTAAACCAAGTGTTCGAGCAATTCAATTTGGCTCAGGGTATTCGCAACGCGCTACTTTTGGTATCAACCAAGATTCAAAAGTTTGGAGATTATCTTGGCAAAACAGAACAGCAACTGATACCAACACGATTGAAGATTTTTTAGAGGCTCGTAAAGGGGTCGAATCATTTAATTGGTCGCCACCAGACGAGGGGACCACTTATAAATGGGTCTGTGCAAACTGGACTAAAACAATGCCGTATTCAAATTTGTTTAATATTACCGCTACTTTTGTCCAAGTATTTGAAGTCTAATGGCTTATCCCTACGCCTTACATAAGTGGATAGACAACACGGCGTTTGCGGTTGGCGACGTTGTTCGAGCTAATCCTGCAAAAGACAACACGCTTGCTTTTAAGTGCGTTAAAGCTGGAACGACAGACACTCTTGACACTTACGCCGAATTTCCTAATCAAGAGCCTCTATTTCCATTTAAAATTACAAACCAATTAGAAGATGGTGGTGTAACTTGGGAAGCATTTGAACCGTTAGCAGAAGAGCTGCTTCGCCTTGCACCAACAGCAGTTATTGATTTATTTAAAGTTATACTTAGTAAAGGCATAAACGAACAGTCGCCAGTTCCATGGCCTAATAGTGACGGTTCAGATGTCGAGTTGCGTTATCACGCAGGCAAAAACGGCTTAACAGAAGATATTAAGTTTGACACTGAAACCTACCCAGCTGTGCCAGTTGAAGTTGATGGGTTTGAGTTTTCGGCAAAAGGGACACTGCCTAGGCCAACGTTAAAGGTCGCGAACGTAAACAACGCAATTACATTATTGATGGGGCAATACAACCCGTTAGGCGCAAAGGTCCAAAGAATTCGGACATTTGCCAAATTTATTGACACGACTAACTTTAATCAACCAGTGCCTTTCGCTGTTGAATCAGATATTGCCGACGCTTTGACAACAGAAGGCGGCAATTCTTTGATTATGCAAACACCAAACGATACTGCTGACCCTAATGCAAAAATTGTTGAGACTTGGTACATCGATCGAGTGTCTGGCGAGAACCAGCAATTTGTTGAGTTTGAACTTGCGCCAAAGATTGACTTGATTAATGTAAGCTTGCCACGCAGGACAATTGAAGAGTTCTGCCCTTGGAAGTACAAGGGTAAGGAATGTGGTTACGTCGATGATAAGTGTTTCACCGTGAATGATGCCTTCATTCCGAACGATCAAAAAATTATTGAAAACGGAGAAGTAATTAACGATATATGCGGGAAACGTTTATCAAGTTGCCAAAAAAGATTTGGCATTGAAAATGATTTGCCCTATGGCGGTTTTTATGGAACAAGGCTTCAGGCTTAACGCGGAAAAACACGCCAAGACTGTTTGCCCTGACGAAGCGTGTGGTCTGGTTGTAAATGGGCGGTACTTCCCTTGCAAAAATATTGCGTTAGATCCGGCTACAGATTTTGCAATTAATCCTGCTGACTATGCCCGTGCCATGTTTGCTGGCACGATTGAGGCCGTGGTGCATTCGCACCCACAAGGAACACCAGTCAGTGAGCATGATCGAAAAGCTTGCACGCAAACCAAGATCCCCTGGTACGTTTATTCCGTGCCAGACAATCAATGGTTAATTATCAAGCCTTGCTAGGCCAACAGTGGGATTACGGCAAAACTGATTGCTACTCCCTGCTTCGAGAGTATTACGAGTTACTCGGGATTGATCTGCCGGATTTTCCGCGTCCTGAGTCGTTGGAGCGTACAGAAAGCATATTTTTCAAGCACGCAAAAGCTATTGGCTTTAAGCCGGTTCTTTTTGAAGACCGTCGCAATCATGACGTTTTAATCATGCGGCTTGGCACAAGAAATCCAATGCACGCGGCGATTTATGTCGGAGGGGATAAGATCCTGCACCAGCGAATGAACAGCCTGAGTGCTTTAGAGCCCTTAAGCCGTTACTATAGGCAAAGCGTTGCAGCAGTTTTTCGCCATGCAGCTAGTTCTGTTGGCGGGTGAGCTGGGTGAGAAGTACGGCCAAAAGCACGAGTATTACAACCTTCAAACGCCTGCTGATGCAATCAAGCTGCTTTGCATCAACTATCCAGCATTAAAGGCTGAGCTGATGCAAGCGCACCAACACGGCGTTGGCTACAGAGTGATTCAGGGTGGTGCGTCAATGGGATATGACGAGCTGCAATTGCCGTTTGGCAGTAAGCCATTGCTGGTGGTGCCAGTAATTACAGGTTCTGGTGGTGATCGCGATGGTTTTTTACCAATTCTTTTTGGGGTTGGTCTGGTTGCAACTTCGTTCTTGCTGCCAGGTGCTGGCTTGTTTGGAACGTTTGGTGCGTTTGGTGCTGGGGCAGCCGGTGTAGCTGGCATTTCTACTTCTGCTGTTTTGACTGCCACAACAATCGGCACAGCATTGAGCGCGGTTGGTGCCAGCATGATTCTTTCTGGAACAGCAAACCTCCTTTCGCCCCAGCCAGAATTGCCAAAGGCGAATCGAATCAGAGGCGAAGGTTCAAATGTTCGTGGACCTGGCCCTGATGGCATTACAAGAGGCGCATCCGGCAAGCAGTCTTATGCCTTTACCGGACCTGCTAATACGGTTGGAACGGGCACCACACTGCCTGTTATTTATGGGCGCGTAATAGCTGGCAGTCATTTGGTTGCAGCAAACTTAGACGTAACTGACAATTCTGACCCGCTGCAGATAGCAACGCAGACTCCAGGTATTGAAACAATTAAAATTAATGGCGAA